CCGGCCCCTCCGGGATCTTGGAATCCTTTGACCTTGACTCCGACTCCGTCTTGTTTCGCCGTGTTCAAGATCAAGGCCTCAACCTTATGGGCCGATAAACGTTCTTGAATTATATCGAGGATATAAAAGAAACCGTTCGCATCTTTCCCGAGTTTGAATCCGACCGTATAATCCGGATCGCCCGAGTCGCCTTCATTGTATTCCGTCGCCGCTCGATCCCAACAACGAACAATCTCAACGAGAGGAGGAGTCGCCTCAACCTCTTCGAACCAAAATCGTTTGAATACGTTTCCGGCCGTCGGTCTTATATTCCAATTTCCGTCAAGGAGTCTCGCCCTTTCAACGGCGGATTGAGCGAGGAGGTTCGCCATATAACTAGGATCTTTTTTCAATAAGATTTGATTGTCCGTGACCTTCGAAGGAATGAACGTGACGGATTTCGGTTCGGCGAGTTCGGCGAGTTTTGGAAAACGACTCATCAAAGATTCTTTCGAAGAGTCCCAATAAAGACGCCCCTCGACTCGATAAAAGAAACGGATTTGTCCTCCGTGTTCTTCGATTGGAAATCCCTCTTCGTCGATCCAATAATCAATAAACTCTCGAACCCAGGAATCAACGTCCGGGTTTGTTGTCGCCCTCATATAAGGACGGATTCCCGACGTTGATCGGTTCCGACTCATAAGATAAAAGAATTGTTTCTCCGTGAAATGAGTCAACTCATCGAAATAAATTACAGGGATTTGAGAACCTTGATAATCATAAACGTTTTTCTCGTATTGAAGATGGGCCATCTTGATCGCCGCGCCCGACGGGAAAACCCATTGAGAGGAAACTTCTTTCGGAACCGCTCCGACCTTTCGAAAGACTTCGTCGGCCGTGTCCCATAAGCCGCCTTCGTTTCGAATTTGAGTATATGTTCGCCGGAAATAAACTCCCCCGGCCTTCGGGTTCTCATAGTGTCGAAGGAAGTCGAGGAGGATCGCATAAGTTTTCCCCCCTCCGGCGGCCCCTCCATATATAACAATATCCGCCTCGCTCTCAAGGAACGAAGTTTGAGGCCCGGCCTGGGGACTTATATTATAAACTTTTTGATTCGGAGAGTTCTTTGAACTCTTTCCGGAGTTGTTGGTTTTCGCCATTGAGTTTATTTCCCTCTCTCTCAATTCGTTCGTTTTGTTTCGCGAGATCCGCGTTGATTGTTGTCGCGTCCTCGATTTCCTTTTCGAGTTCTTCGATCCTTTTCAATGAATCGTTCGCGACCTTATGTATTCCCTTTCGAAGTCCGCACGTTATACAAAACCCGGCGGCGTCTATTTTCTTTTTTGTCATTCATCTTTCGCCTCTCGCCCATTGGACGGAATAACGATATTCACGATCGGAGCGAGAGTCCCGTCCGGGTTCGAGTGTTCAACCTTATCCGTGAAAATCTTATGATATCGCCCGAGCATTTCAAGGGCCCGAACCTTATCGTATGTTTTTATTTTACGAGATCCGCCGTGTTGAGTTGTCGTCTCCGAGATCTCTTGAACGAGTCTTGATTTGTCTCCGAGTTCCGAAGAGGGAACCCATGACTTGACTCCGTGTTCGTCCCAAACAACAAGGTCTTGATAATCGCCGAACGCGATCAATTGCAATTCGAGAATGATTCTTTCAATTGAATTTCCGTGAGTCTTATTGAGATCATCGGCGAGACGTTTGATCTCGTCTTGAATGTTTCCTTTTGTTAGCATTTTGGCCGCTTGAACTCGGGCCGACTTTTCAGTATATCCGGCGGCGGTCGCCGCTCGAGTTCCATTGAAATCAACAAGATACTCGCGACAAAACGCTTTTTGCTTGTCCGTCAATTTGTTTTTCTTCTCTTCTTTCATACTTCAATTGTATATGAAAAGAATTGTCCGGACAATATCGGATTATTTTGCTTTTACATCAAGCTCGATCGTGTCCTTGTTTCCTTTCATTCTCCAAAATAAATGACCGACAAGGACTCCCGGAAAGAATCCAAGACTCCAAGTCAAAAAAGGCATTTTATAAGACCATGAGATCAAGAGACTTGAGATTGAGGCCTCCGTTCCGCCTTCGCTTATTGCGAAAACGTCATATATGAGAACTCCAATAATCATCAAAGGGATAATCCCGAAGGTCACGATCTTTGTTGTTTTCTTGATGGCCATGTTCAATCCTTTATTTCAATTCGTGATAAACAATATTCATTCCGTTTTTAAAAGTTTCACTTCCGTTGTTTTTATAAGTCACAACGATTTTCATATCCTTGATGAGATCGGCGTCGTATTGAGATTCGTCGTGAAAGAATCCGTCCGGAAGGGCGACGTCAAAACCGAATTGATTCAATGGCGCGCTCGGAGTAATCGATCCCGGAGGAACGCCCATGCTCATTTGAATATGGCCTTGAGGAGTGTCGTGAACAACAAGATCAACCGTGTCTCCGGCCTGGCCGTTGACGACTTCAAGTTCGTTTATTTTTACGAGATCATAAGGAACGACGAACTCGAAAGTCGTGTTTCCGACCGGACAATCTTGAGTGATTCCGTGTTTTCTTCGAAAGATCTTTTTCCCGTCAACCGTTTTCGATGCGAAAGGGGCCGTGATTGTTGGTTCGTTTGATGAGTCGAGAAGTATTTCAAGACCGTCCGATCCGGTCACGTCGTCGATCGATGCGGTCGGAGGATCGCTTGTCAACGCGTTTGAAAGTTTCTCATCAAGTTGAAATCCTTTGAGTTCACTCGCGGCGATTGAATAAGATTCGTCTCCGTCGATTTGAACTCCTCCAAACGTTTGAGGTGATCCGGGATTCAATAAGTTTTTTATAATCATAATCTTTCCTTATAAGCTCGAACTAAAAACAATTTGAAGATGAGGTTTTTGAATACTCGACGACGAAACCTTGACCGCGAGTTCTCCGCTTGGAGGCATTGGGAAAAGAGGGATCGCCGGAACTCCGGGAGTTCCGAGAAAACCGATATCCGTTTTCGTTTTTTGTCCGTTCATATCGAGAGTATAAAGAGGCGAGTTCAAATTCGGATCGGCGGCAACGTCATAAAATGAAATCTCCGCGTTCGATGAGTTCGCGGTTGTCGCCGCCGTGATTGCAATAACCGCCGCGCCTCCGGCCCCGAATACAATGGGGGCCTCTTGTGAATCAAGGCCAGGATAAAACTCAAGGATTCTCCCGTTGTTCGCGTTCCCTCCATAATTCGCGAGGACAAGGAATCGATCGTTTTGAATCGCGAGAGCGAGGGCCTCTTCGATCGCGTCTTGAGCGTTCTTTGAAACAAACCCGTTCAAACGATCCGGTTCGGATTCGAACGGGAGAGAGAATGAAACGGGATAAGTGAACGGCGCGCCCATTTAAGAAACCTCCGCGATTGCAATATCGACGGGAGTTCCCTTCGTGTTTAAGAAAAAGATCCGAGTCCCGGGGCCGAAAGGAAGGATAAAAAATTGCGACTTATAGCAATTGAATATTTGTCCTCCCGGATCTCCGGAATATCCCCATTTCATTCCGGTGTCGAGGGCCTCGAAAGAAACGTATTCTCTTTCGAATTGAACTTCGGTTCCGACAACAATGAGTTCCTCGATCGCTCCGGCCGCGACGGTCAAAATTTTATTGACGCCGCCGTCGGAGGCCTTATCTGAAAACTCGGGGAGATTATGACTCATCTTTCATTTCCTTATGGGTTTGGAGTTGTGTTCGCGATTATCTCGTTGACACTCATCGAACCGATTGTTTTTGATTCTCGATTCAAGTTTATCGCGCGAAGTTGTAATTTTACAACTCCCGAGAATCCGGTTGTATTAAACTCGTCGATTTCAAGTCCCGACTTCGTTGTGAATTGTCCAGGCCCCGTCAAAAACTCTTCAAGGAGAGTCTCAACCGGAGATCCGGCGGAATCATCAATCAAAACAACCTCGAACTCCGTGTCTCGGAAACAAGATCCTTGAGCGGATAATTTCGAATAAGTTCGATCGGCGGTCAACGTCAAGTCAACAAGAACCATCTTCGCGGCCTTGTCTCCGTCAACGTCCGCGCCTCGTCCTCGAATTGTCGTTCCGGCGTCAAATGAAACCGTGATCGCGCCTTCGTTATTTAGTTGAGGGAGAACAACTCTCCCGTCCTTATCTTTAAATGAAAAACCGATGAGGCCGTTCTTTTTAGTTGTGAGATCATCCGCAACGGGACGATCACCTTCGTTCAACCTATGAACAACTTCTCCTTTTTCGTTTTCAATGTTTTCCAAGATTGGAAATGTTTCTCTTTCGTGACTCATAAACTCTCCCTTTTAAGTCCAATAAATAACTTCAATGATTCTATTGTCTTTCGAGCTTGAAAAATAAAGAGTGAGATCGTCAAAATCTTTTCGATTCAATTCACTCTCCTTATAAATCGCGTACGGCCCGAACTCCAAAAAGTTTCCCGAAACGTTCTCAACTTCTCCCGTCTCATAGGAATATCTCATTCGAGAGTTTCCGGAGTCGCGAATTGAAAACGCCGTTATATTTTTTGGAAAGACGAAAGACTCTTCGGAATCCTTATCGGAAACTTGAATCCTTTCGATCTTCGGAATACACTTGTTTCGAGTTTGAGTCCGGATGATTTGTTTTCCGTGATCATAAACGGAGTTCCAAACTTGTTCCTCTCGGAAAAAACAATCCGGCTTATCAAAACTCATTTAATTTTTCCTTATTTGTTTCATCAATAAAATTATACATTGAACTTCTCGGAAAATCATTCGATCTCCTTGAGTTCCTTCAATATCGTGAGAGCATGATCAACCGCTCTCATATCGTCCGGACGAACCTTATAGGACAACTTCAATATAATCTCTCCCGTATGGACGGGAGTTCGAACCGGATGAACGGTTCCCGATATATATGGAGCATCGGTTGTCGGTGTTTCGATATTGAGAACGACGTCGTGAATCCCTTTCGATTTCAATAATCTTTTCAATCTCAAATATTTGTCGTCCGTCATAAGTCCTCCTTATTTTTTATATACTCGAAAGTTTCATTTCGAAAAGTGAAACTCTCCGTGAAACTCTCCTCAATTCTCTTCGCGTCATAGCGGAGTTTCCTTGGAACTTTCCTTTTTGAAAATGAAACCCTCCAAAATTGGAACCTCTTGTTTTGATTGAGAAAATTCTCTTGACTCAATGCTTGTTCTTATAGTTCTTAAAAAACTAATATATTTATATAATACATATATAAACGTATATATACCATATAGGGAGAACCGAAGAAACCCTTCAAGATGATAAGAATTGAACATTGAGATATTAAGAATTTTAATTATCAAGATCCTTGTTTAAGACGAAAAGAGTTGTCCCCGTTCCGCCTTTCCCCTCGTCGGGTTTGACCTTGAACTCCTTGAGTCGTCCGTCCTCGCATAAGGAAGTGATAATCCCGTCGCGCTTATTATAGAGTTGATTCGCCTTAAACGAGTTTCTCAACTTATAAGTGAGATCCTTTTTCGATAATCCTTTCGGGAAACCTCGAAGAACCTTTAAGACTTTTTGGGCGTCTCGTTGGAAACTAGATTGTATCAAGTTCCTTCCGAAAAAGATAGCCGTCGATTT